CGCACATCGGCCAGCGCCCGAGGGTCGTGGTGTTCAGCGGACACGGCCTGCAGCCGCACTGGCTGTTGTCGGAGCCTTGCGAAGATGCCGCGCGCATCATCGCCGCGCGCAAGAAACTGCACCCGCTTGTCGCCAGTGACGAGGTGCACGACCTGCCACGCCTGATGCGCCTCCCCGGCTCGCACAATAGCAAAGACGGCGACTGGCTTCCGGCCCAAATCGTGAGGCAGCATATCGAGCGGCGTTATACGCTCGAGGTGCTCGAGGATTGGCTCGACACCGCAGCCGTCGCCATCCCATCCAAGTTGAAGGAAAAGACGAAAGACGCCGGCAACGGCGCTTCGCACGGTAAGCCGTTCATCGTCCCATCAGCAGGATCCGGCACCGACCACAATCGCGGTGTCGCCTGGGCGCGAGCGGCCCTAGAGGAGAGCTACCGCGAACTGGCAAATACCGGCGAAGGATCGCGCCACAATATTCTGCTCAAGAAAACCATCCGCATGCACACCATGGTCGCGCGCGGTTGGATCGACATGGTCGAGGTGCACCGCGTCTTGCTCGCTGCCTCGGAAGCCTGCGGCTTGATCAAGGACAAAGGCCGCGGCCATTTCGATCAAACATTTGCGGATGGCGCCAAGCACGGCATAGCAATGCCACATGACGATTTGCTAAACGATGACCCTCTCCACAGCGGCGTTGGCGACCGGCCGCAACAACACCGCCAGCACAGCAACAACAATTATTTTCCCGGTGAAGATGCCTCAGCGCCAACATCCGAAACGGCAAAACCTGCCACGCCACCGTTGCCGTGGATTGATTTCTCAAACTGGGACGGCGAGCCCGTGCCGCGGCGCAAGTGGGCCATACGCGATCGCGTGCCGCTCAAGCAGGCCGGGCTATTCTCAGGCGAAGGCGGCACCGGCAAGTCGATTATCGAGATAACCAAGAACGTCGCGCACGTCACCGGCAAGGATTGGCTCGGCTCAATGCCGGAACCAGGTCCGGCGATCTACCTCGGCGCAGAGGATGACGTCGACGAGCTGCACATCAGAATCGCAGCCATCGCGGCGCATTACGGCACCACATTCAAAGAACTTACCGAGGGCGGGCTGCATGTTCTCTGCTTGCTCGGTCAGGATGCCACGCTTTGCGCCCCAACAAAGAGCGGCAAGGTGGAACCGACCGACCTGTACAGGCGGGTCTATGAGGCTGCCGGCGATATCAAGCCGAAGAATATCTCGATCGATACTCTGTCGCGCGCCTTCTCCGGCAACGAAATCGATCGGCCCCAGGTCTATGCCTTCGCCTCGCACATGCAGGCGCTTGCCATGGTGGCCGGTGGCTCCGTGACCGTCCTAAGCCACCCCAGCCTGCATGGCGTGGCATCCGGCAGCGGCATCAGCGGCTCGACCGCGTGGCACGGTGCATTCCGGTTCCGGCAATACCTCAAAGGGGTAAAGCCAAGCGACGGCGAGCAGCCAGACGGCGATGTGCGCGAGCTCGAATTCAAGAAAAACCAATATGGGCCGCTCGGCGAAACCGTCGTGCTGCGCTATCGCGACGGGCTTTTCCTGCCTGAGGCAGGTATGTCCAACCTCGACAAGATCTCGCGCGAGGCCAAGGCCGACGATATCTTCATCGATCTCTTAAAGCGGTTATTGGGCGAGGGTCGCAACGTCGCCGACAAACCCCACTCCCCGACCTACGCGCCCACTGCATTCGCTAAAGAAGCCGAGGCGAAGCAAACCCAGCTGCGCAAGACCGACTTCGAGGGTGCCATGCGCCGGCTGTTCGCCGACGGCAAGATATACGTCGAGACCTATGGTCGCCCATCACGGCCCTATTCACGCCTTGCCATCAAATAGCGGCCCAGCGTGCAGCTTGCGTGCAGCTACCGTGCAACCCCCGTGTAACTACCGTGCAGCTCCGTGCGTGCCACTCCCCTGCCTACCCTTATGGGAGTGGCACGCTGTTGCACGTGCCAACTCCCACTGGCGGGTAGGCATAGGCACACGATTTGCCATTAGCAGGGGCAAAGATGACCGGCGAAGCCAAGATACTCACCGAGGGCGTTCAGTGCGAGAAGCGAGCATCTTCGCGCCACCTGCCCTCCCCGACCTCATCGCTCCCAGGTCGTATAGATATCCACGCGGCCAGGCGCGGAGCCATAACGGCCACGCATCGGCACGACTCGCGACGGCCAAAATGTTCGTCGTATCGCACGCGCGACGGCAGGGCATCGCTCGGCCGTTATATTGCCGACCAGCAGTTCCGCGGACCTCTAGTTCAATCGCATGAAATCCAGCATTGGCGCGCTGTCGTGCCGTTGTTGCACCCGCTCAATCCCGCTGGGAAGGCCATGGGAAGATTGGATCCAGCAATCGAGGCTGCCTCGGCGGCGTTTCGAGCATTGCCCGCCAATGCCGCCGCCGCGCCATTGCGGGCTTGCTGGATTAGCCTGGCGTCGTTTCCGCACTCACACACTCGCCATGGCGCTGGACTCACAAGCGACCACGGCAACGCGATTGCGAGTCAATCGGCCAGCATTGCAATCGATCGGCGCAAGGCTTTACGCGCCCGGTAGAGATAACCCTCTCAATAGATGTTTCGCGTAATGAACGCGCACACGCGCACATGCGCGATGCCAGGCGCAGGTTGGCTGCCGATCGGTGCATGAGCCGGCTGAAATAGACCGGGCACCACTGCCGGCACCCCCCTTTTTGCCGCTCGCCGAAATTTCGACGTTGCCACCCCCCACAGCGGGCCAATTTGCCAATTTTGGCGGCGGCGGCCGTTGCTGGAAATCCGCAGTCCTTCCCCTGACCGGCGGCGGCAGTCCTGAAAAATCAACGATGCCATCGGCGGATTAGCTGCTGGTACGTCCGCCCCGTTTGGCGGCGGGCCGGGTAGTACAGCAGGAAACCGGTTGTGTTGGTGTAGCTCTGTTGCAAAGAGGAGAGTTTTAAATGGCGAAACCAAAACGAACTGTGGCGGTGCAGTTGCGGATCACGCCGGACGAGCTGGCCCAGATTGAAGCCAAGGCCGCATCTGAGGATCGGAGTGTTTCAAATTTTTTGCGGCAAATGGTCAAAGCCGCAATGAGCGCAGCTGGTTCGGAACGGCAACAGGCGGCATAGGGGCGAGCTAATGAAAAACGCATTGACGATCTTGGGCGACACCTCGGACGAGGCCAAGAAGGCAAAAGCGGAATCGGAGCGGGCCCGGGCCAATGCCAGGATTGCCGAGCTGGAACGCGACCGCCCTACAGCGTTACTCGGTGACGGCGGCATCGAGGCGGTGCGGGCGATCGACCGGCAGCTTGAGGAACAGCACCGAGCCATCACAATCTGCAATGAGCGCCTCGCTTTGATCGACGCGGATATTCGTCGGCGAGCAAGAGAGCGGCGCGAGGAGCAGCGCCGGGCCTCGATCAAGGTGATTGCCGCCGAGCTGGCGAAGCGTCACGATTGGGCGACCGAGATGGAAGCGGCGGTCAAGCGCGTTGTCGAGCTTCATGATCTGATCGTTGACGACCGGGCGCTACGCGGAAAATGGCCGTTCGGACTGCCCGAATATTTTAGTTGGAGCCCAGCATATGACTTCGGGCGCGATGTCATGCGCCGGCTGTGCGCTGTCGGCTATCACATGGTGCCAGGGCCTGTCAGGGCAGCGATTGGCGTTGAGACCTACGGCGGGACCGGGGAGACCCACGCCATTACTTCACGGCCGCCGTCGCCGCGCGATCTTCCGGGCAGAGTCGCTGCCAATACCAAACTGATTCTGGAAAGTTTGAAAATGCTTGACATTCACCCGGCCGAACCGATGGCCGATGACGAAGAGGCCGCATAATGGCCGAATCCGCACCCGCCGCCCCGGCACCCGTACCCGATCCCGCGCTGACACCCGCCGCGTCGGACTTGCTGGCGCCACAGCCCGCAATGTCGCCTGAACAGGCGGCGGTGGCGAAAGTGGAATGTCTCGGCAAGGCCGGCTTTGCAGAGGCTGTGCTTTCCGGAAACGCTGATGCCGTGCGTCGGTGGCGCGAAATTACAAGGGCTTTGCGGCCGGCGGTTGATCAATCGACTCTTGAGGGTCAACAATATGAGCGGAACATGAATTCCTTGGCGATCCTAAAAGCCAAGGCGGATTTAAGCGACGAAGCGTGGGATCACATTGCAGCCGGCGGACCGGTGTCGCTCGCCGAACGTGAGAAGGCATTGCAGGCAAAAATTAGGAATTTCGCCGACCGTGCGTGGGTACAGGCCTACCTTAATGGTTCGCGCCGCGAGAATTCTGAAATGTCTTTGATAAACGCCATCCTTGCCTCGCGCGTCGGCAGCCATGCCGAAATCGAGGAATTTAAGGCCAAAGCCGCCAAGCGGTTGAACGGCATCAAATAGCGAGAGAAATAAACATGCCCGATCTAACACCGATGGAAAAGCTTGTGTTCGGGCAGAATGCCCGGCTGCACCCCATTACAAAAATGCCATTGGAGAGCGGCTCGGGCTGTCTGTCTGATGAGCTCCAAGCGCGGGTGGTCCACTTGCCGGTGATCGCGCGGGAACAAGGACAAGCCGCCGCCCAGGCAATGCTCGGGCTGTTGGACGCGGCGAAGGCTGCCGCGCCTGCGGCGGTAAGCGCCGAGCGGGCGCCGACCAATGCAGCACCCGCGGCTGCGGGTGGCGCACAAGTCAAGATCAACCCCGCACAGCTCGCGCAGAATGAATCCGACGCACTGAAACGAAAACGCGATGAGAAGTTCGCGGCCGCGAAGGCCGTTTATGATGCAAAACTAGCTGCTGCCAGGGCTGAACTTGACGCGACTTTCAGCCAGAAGAATTGAAGGAGGACCCGAAATGCCGGATTTGGAAACAGAGCAGGCCAGGCTAACCGAGCTTCACGCCGCTTTCGCCGCGAAATTACAAAATGACATGGCTGCCCACAAAGAGAAGTGTGCCGTGCTCAGTTCCGAAGCGAACGTTAAAGACAGAGTTGCCACGGACAAACTGAGGATGGCTATCGAATTGGACGCCGCGCTCAAGGAGAAGGCCAGTGCTTTGGCCAAACAGGAACAAGCCCATGAAGAGCGCCTTGGGGCTTTGCGTGCGCGCGCGGCTGCCATTGAGCGCGAGATGGACAAGGAAAGTGCCGCGCGTGCAAACCCCGCAAGGGCTGGGTCGTGATGCTCGCTCGTTTCGCAATTCTACTCGGGCTGTTTCTGGCGATTGTGCCGGCCGCGGCACAGGCGCCGCAGTCCTTCCAGTATCAGAACATCACCACCGATACGACGACGACGATCAAATCGACGCCGGGCGTATTGCATACGATTTGCATCAACACGCCGGCCGCGACAGGCACCATCACGATCTACGACAACACCGCTGCCAGTGGCATCAAGATAGGCACCATCACGTCTTATGCCAGCCTGCCAAAATGCTTCACCTATGACGTGGCGTTCTGGACTGGGCTGACGATCGTCACGGCAACGGCCGCGCCTGACGTGACGGTGAGCTGGCGATGACGGCAACGGCGGAGGTTAATCGTGGTCGCGAAAACTAACGCGCCAATGCTGACCGGTACCGTGCGGCAGTGAAATGGTGAGCGAGGTTTCATAGTTGCAGATGACGGCTACAGGGATGTCTTTTGCCACGCGAGCCAAATAGTCGATCAGGGCCACGAGCTTTCCAAAGGTGAGCGAGTGAGGTTTGTAGAAGATTTCGGTCGTGATGGCAGAAACTATGCTCGACGCATTGAGCTAGTCAAAGAGAGTTGAGAGCGCCGTCAAATGACCCACACCGCACTTGCCGTGAGACGGCCAGATTGGGGCGAGCTCGGCCCGGCGATGAAGGCCATAAACGAGCAACAACAGGAATTTGTCTATTTATACGTGAGCGCGCCCCCTCGCAGGGGCAGCCTGGTCGAAGCTTACAGGCAAGCCGGATACGGCGAGGGCTCGACACCGGCCAACCAGGCCAAGGGCGCGTGGCGATTGGCCCATGACGAACGTGTGGCTGCAGCGATCCATGAAGAGACTAGAAAAATCATCCGCGGCGCATATCCAGTTGCTGCACACGCATGGATCAACCTGCTCCACTCCCCTGATCATCGTGACCACGGGCGCGCTGTCATGGCTGGCATAGATCGCACCCTTCCCGTCGAAACAAAACATAACATCGAGGTTGTCCATAAGACCGTTGATCCGGATGTGGAGGCGGTCGAGGAATTGCGCGCCCTTCGCAAGCTTGGCACGACGCGCGACAAGCTGATCGAATTGTTCGGCGGCAATGGGCTCGATCGCATCGAGGCCTTAGAGGCGGCCGACGCGAACCGGCGCGCGCAGGCGGCCAAGGTGATCGATGCCGAGGTGGTGATGCCCGCCCAATCGCCCGCCGCGCCAAACGACGAGCCGGCTTATGCGCTCGACCCAGAGGAAGATGATATCTAATGGCAGACGAGATCCCCGATCCCCAGCGGCTGATCAAACTTGCTCGCCAGACACTAAGCTCGGCCGATCGCCGGCAGAAGTTCCAGCGGCTGGACTTCTTGGACACGTCGTTCTGGTATCCGACGCAGCTGCAGTTCTTTGCGGCCGGCTCAAGCGGCGTGCACCAGCGCCTGATCTACGGCGGCAATCAGGTCGGCAAAACGTTATGTTGTGCCGCTGAAGTGGCATGGCATATTTCTGGAACTTACCCTCTCTGGTGGACCGGCAAGCGCTTCAAAAAGCCGATCCGTTGCTGGGTGGTTGGCGAGTCCGTAATCCTCGTTCGCGATACCTTGCAACGCCAGCTCTGCGGCGCACAGGAATTTGGCACCGGGACAATCCCGCTGGAGGCCTTCGCCAAGAAGCCGATCATGGTCGCGGGCGGGATGCAGGCAGTCGATACGCTTTTCATCACGCACCGCACCGATGGCAATGTCGACGGCGTGTCGAGCCTGTCATTCAAGACTTTCGAACAGCGCCGGGAAAAGCTGCAATCCGAAACGGTCGACTTGATTTGGGTTGACGAGAAGCCCGACGAGCTTGTCTATTCCGAACTGCTGGCCCGCACGTCCGCCACCGATGGCCACCTGATCGTCAGCTATACGCCGGTCGGCGCCGGCGGTGCCGCGGGGCTCACCTATCGGTTTCTGTCGGAGGCGTCGACCGACCGCAGCACGCACCGGATTACCTCGACCGAGGCGAAACACATCTCGGCGGAGCGGCGCGAGGAGCTTGGGGCCGGCTACAGCGATGCCGAGCGCGAGACCCGGCTCGAAGGAACGCCGCAGCTCGGCACCGGCCCGGTGTTTCCGCTCGAGCTGCTGCCGAGCCTGATCAAGACTTTCGAGCAAGACCAGCTGCCGCTGACCACGCGCTGGTGCGTCGGTATCGATTTCGGCTTCGATCATCCATTCGCCGCGGTGCTGATCGCGTGGGATCCCATGAGCCAACAGGTCTGGGTGGTCGACAGTTTCCGGATGGAGCGATCCTCGGCGATGTATCACTGCCAGCGCATCGTCGGGATGTGCCGTGGCCTGCTCATTCCGGTCGCCTACCCGCACGACGGCGGCGTGCATGACAAGGGCTCTGGCCTGTCGCTGGCCAGCCAGTACAAAAACTTCGGCGCAAACATGATGCCCAAGCATGCACTCAATCACGGGACTACAAACTATTCCGTCGAACCCGGGCTGCAGGAAATCCGCGACATGATGTACGACGGCCGGCTGATCATCGCGCCGCACAATTACGAGCTGATCGATGAGCTGCGGAACTACCACCGCGACGACGATTTCAGAATTGTGAAGCAGCGCGACGATTTAGTGAGCGCCCTAAGGTACGCCGTAATGATGCGGCGCGGCGGCAAGGCGCGGCAGCATTGCGACGGTGTGCCCGGCTCACACTTCAAATTCCCGTTCCCGCTGAAAAGCCGGGCCGGCGGCCAGCACTTCGCCATCGGCAGCGCATCGAATCCTGGCGCGTCCTATGACATATTTACTGGCGCGTCCTGATGTTCCCGGGCGTGCGTGCCAAAGGACCAACCGAAGATGCAGGAAAACGAAGCCGAAAAATACCGCGTCTATATCGTGCGCAAGGAAAATCGTAATGAGTGGAGGACAAAGGCACAGAACGGCGATGATGTTGCAAAGCTGTGCATAAATACGGCGGCTAATTTCATGAGAGCTATACCCCATGAGCCCATGGGCTGCGGTTGCTGCGATACTCCGTTTCTACCTAATGACAGGCCACCAACATTTATCGTTTTGATTCCTGTTGAGGAGGACCCAGAAAAGGTTAGGGCACGCGCTATGGCGGTCTGTTTGGAGTGCAGTAAACACGACGATGCGTGGTTAATCGAACAGGGACCTCGTCGGGAGGGCCTTTCACCAACGTCGGCCCGATCGACCGATAAGATCCATTGACTTTCGTGAGATACGACGGCGCGGGGCCGGCCGAATGCTCGCCCGCTTGCTCAGCCGCATTTGTCGGGCGTAATCTAAGTGCTGGCGGCCACAGCATGGCCCGCCTTCCTGTACTCGGCCCCACGCACCCAAGGCTTGGG